AGTGCCACTTATGGTACACTGACACAAAATAAACAGCATTTATGGTGCAATGATGGCGAGAAAACCCAAGTACAAGGTACAAGACGAGCTTGTTAAACGTGCCCGTGATTATTTCCAGGACGCTTATGACGCAGACAATGTTCAGAATCAATTGGCTATTGAAGACGTCCTTTTTGCACAAGTAGAAGGGCATCAATGGGGCGATGACGGCTCAGACAAGCCGAAGTTTGAAATTAACAGAATTGGCGCTGCCGTAAATCAAGTGTCTGGCGAATGGCGAAACTCACAAGTGCGCATCAAGGTTCGCCCTGTTTCGCACACTTCAACCAACGATATGGCAGAAACGCTTGGCGGCGTTATCCGTGATATTGAAAATCAGAGCAACGCCAAGGCTATTTACAATAATGCTTTTGACTTGCTAGTGAATTCAGGAAAAACAGCTTGGCGAGTAACTACAGAGCCAAGCAAAGATGACCCTTTCGGGAATAATCAAGATATTCGCCTTAAGCACATCCGAGACCCTTTAACATCTGTCTATGTTGACCCAATGGCGCAAGACCCCAACAAGCGCGATGCGCGCTATATTTTTGTCACGTCCGATATTCCTAAAACAGAATTTGCTGAGATGTATCCAAATTCAGCAATGTCTGATTTCAGCACACCTAAATCAGTTGTCGCAGATCGCTACGGAGACTGGGTTAGCGAAGACTCTGTTCGTGTTGCGGAATTCTGGGAACGCGTACCAGTGCAACGCAAGGTCGTTAAAATGTCAGATGGCCGTGTGTTATGGTTTGATGATGTTGAAAGCGTGTTAGATGAAATGGCAGCGCGCGGCGTATTTGTTGTCGATGAGGCAAGCATTGATGATCACAAGATCATAATGCACGTCATTAGCGGTGCTGAGGTTTTATCTGGCCCCCATGAATGGGCTGGGCGTTATATCCCTGTTGTGATTGCATACGGGTACAACAGCTATATCAACGGCACACACTATTATCATGGGATTGTGCGCCACGCCAAAGACGCCCAATCGGCATACAACTGGGCAACGAGTTCTGCAATTGAATCTGCGGCACAAACACCAAATGACCCGTATTGGATGACCCCAACACAGGCAGAAGGGTTTGAAGGTAAGTTATCAAGAATGAAGACTGATAATGCCCCTATTCAGTTCTACAACCCAGACCCAGAAGCTCCAGGCATTCCACAGCGTTCAGGCACTCCGCAAGTAAACCAAGCGCTCGTAATGATTCAGCAGCAAGCTGAAAAAGACTTACAAGCGGTTATCGGCAGAACTGGCGTTAATACCCAAGATGACCCTGGCAGTGAATCAGGTCGCGCTGTACTGGCTCGTCAGAAACAGCAGGACATGGGAACTGCTGTTCTGTTCAGTAATATGCAGGGCGCAATCGGGTTTACCGCAGAAATTCTGCTCGATTTAATACCACGCGTGATGGACACCGAGCGAGTTATGCGCGTCATTGGTGAGGATGGTTCTACAGAAACCGTATGGCTCAATAAAACCGAGGTAGATAAGCAGACCGGTAAAAAAGTAACGCTTAACGATGTTTCAATAGGTCGCTATGAAGTTGTGTCGGATGTTGCGCCTAGCTTTGCATCACAGCGCTCCGAGGCCTTGGCGTTCCTGACTCAATTGGCACAATCAAGCCCAGACTTGCAAATGATTAGTGCTGATTTAATTGCTAAGAACGCAGACTTTGCAGACGCCTCAGAGCTTCAAAAGCGTATGCGTAAGATGATGATTAAAAACGGCGCAATCGAACCAAACGAACAAGAGTCCAAAGAGTTGGCTGCCAAGCAACCGCAAGGCCCTGACCCGATGACGCTTTTACAACTGCAAGCGCTGCAAGTGAATATGGAGAACGTGCAAGCGCAAACTGAACAGATCAAAGCCAGTGCCATTAAAACCATGGCAGACGCCAATAAGAGCGCCGCCGAGGCCGAAAGTATTGGTGCGCAAATGTCGAAAATGTTGGCCGAGACAAATAAAACATTACAGGAAATAAACAACTTAAAAGCGTCAATGATGGAGACCGTGGCGAAGGCTGCGGCTGTTATCAATGACTCCGCAATTAAGGTGCAGGCTAATTCAATTTCAGTGACTCCTGAACTTGCAAAATTGGGCGGTGAAATGACAGATAAGGCAGAAGACGTTATTCAGGAAACTGATATAGAAACAATTAACCATTGATTAAATGAATAATCAGTAGCACAATACCAACACAGCACACAAAGAGCACTAAAGCAAATGGAAAATAACGAAGCATTAACGCAAGAAGTAGAACTCGAATCACAAGAGGCCGAACAAGAATTAGAGGTCTCTGAGCCTGTAGAGGATGCAATTCAGGAAGAAGAGCAGCCCGTTGTAACGCAGAGTCGATTCAATAAAGTGTATGGCCGCGCCATGCACGCAGAGCGAGAACTCGCCAGTATGCGTGAAGAACTTGAACGGTTGAAATCCGCGCAAGTTACTCAGCAGAAAACAGAGCCGCGCTTGGCTGACTTTGATTATGACGAAGAGAAGTTCAAAGAGGCGTTAATGTCTCACAAGGTGGACGATGTAATCCGCCGCCGTGAGATCGAAACAAAGGAACAAGCATTAAAGCAACAACGTGAAGCGGAAATGCAGACCCGTATTCAGGAGTACACCGGACGTGCTTCAGAATATGCGAAAGCGAATCCAGATTACGTTGCACTCACGAAACAAGCCTCGGAGTTCAATATCGAGTTTCCGCCAGCAGTGGTTGAACTGATTTTTGAAAGTCCAAACGGCCCAGCACTTCAGCACCATTTATTAAAGAACCCTCAAGAAATTGAGGAGCTTGCAGCGCTTCCAGCACATAAGCAAGGTGTACGGTTAGCTCACTTAGAGCGGACTATTTTAACTAAACAAAAATCAAAGGCACCAGGTGTTGTTCCGAATGTTCAGGCTGCATCAAAGGGTAAAAAAGACCCTGCAAGCATGACACCGGAAGAATACTACGCCTATCGAATGAACTCTTAAAAAGGTAAACAAAAATGGCTAGTACTTATTTAACCCCTGACATTATCGCCAAAGAGGCGTTGGTTCAGGCTAAAAACAATATCGTGATGATCGCTAACGTGGATCGTCAGTTAGATTCTGAATTCACCCGCAAAGTTGGTGAGTCAGTGCGCATTCGTAAGCCTGTACGCCTTTCATCTGTGAACGGCCCTGACCTTACTGGCGCGCTGTCTGACATAATCGAAGGTAGCAAGATTGTTTCCCTTGATAAATTCAAATCCATTGGGGTGCCAATCACTTCAAAAGAAATGACCCTGAAGATTGAAGACTTCAGCTCTCAGATCATTGAGCCAGCCATGATTGAACTGGTGCAGAATATCGAGTCTGATATTGCCGCAATGTACAAGGAGGTGTGGTGGAAAGCAGGCACCGCCGGTACTACTCCAGGCACCTTCGCGCATATCAACGCTGTTCGCGAAAAGATGGATTTAGCAGGCGTGCCAATGGACAACCAGCGTTATGCCTACTACAACCCGCAGGCCGTTTCTGCGCTGTCTGACAGCCTGAAAAACGTGTTCCCGCAAGAGATTGCGCGCACTGCAATTGAACGCACCCGTATGGGCTTCTACGCTGGCTTTAATACTTACCAGTCGCAATCCTTGGTTAGCCATACCGTGGGCAACTACGGCGGCACTCCGCTGGTAAACGGCGCCTCTCAAAGCGTAACCTACGACTCTGTGAAAAACGACTTCAAGCAGACACTGAACACTGATGGCTGGACTGCATCTGTGACCGGCCTGCTGAAAGAAGGCGATACCTTCACAATCGCTGGCGTTTACGCGGTGAACCCAAAAACCCGTCAGTCTACTGGCCAACTGCAAGACTTCGTTGTCCGCGCTGATGTGAACTCTACTGCAGGTGGTGTTGGCACTCTGTCTATCAGCCCAGCGATTATTGTTTCTGGCCCATACCAGACTGTAACCGCGGCGCCTGCTGATAACGCAGCTATCACCGTGACCTCTGGCGCTGCTAACGCAGTTGTTCCGCAGAACCTGGCGTTCCACAAGAACGCGTTTACCTTAGCCATGGCTAACTTAGAAGTGCCGATGGCAACCAAGGGTGCACGCGAATCAATGGATGGTATCAGTGTTCGCGTTGTGTATGATTATGACGGCCTGACTGATCAACAGATCATTCGTTTCGACATTCTGTACACTGTAGCGGCTCAGAACCCACAGTTTGCTGTGCGTCACCTGGGTTAAAACAAACAGCCCCCGAAAGGGGGCTTTCCCTTTGGGGTTAAGATGGACTTAGAAAAATACAGCTCTTGGGCTTACAAAAAGATTGGTGGCAATGTTGTTGCCGAGATCGTCACAGGTAAATCTGAAGTAGAAGCGCGCATAAATAAGGGCTGGAAATTATCACCGGCAGAATTCATTGAGCAATCAGAACGCGAGGCTGTTATTCAGGCTGGTGGAACTGATGAAGGAATCACGCAAGCGTGTGACGAGAAAGCATTGCTTATGAATCGCCTGCTCAATTTCGATTTAATCGAAGATAAAGATACGTTACAATACATCGCAGAAGAGCTGCATATTTCCAGCTCTATCAATTGGTCTGAAGCAGGCCGCCGCACTCTAGCACACGTTAAAAAAGACCTTCGCAAAGAATTGGTTAAATTAGGTATGCTAGATGAACGCAAAACAAATCATCATTGATTCTCTTAAAATCCTTGGCATATACGCCAAGGACTCCAACGCCACAACCGAAACAGCAGGCACAATTATAAATGCCGCGCTTATCCGCATTGGTATTGCAAACCCAAGTGCAACCAACACAACTAACGGCGTCGGGTTCTTAAACGACCTTTTGGCGGAATGGGCATACGACGGAATTTCATTTCCGTACACAAAGGCTGTTTTCTCTTCAACCGTTGTCGGTGTTCCAGACTGGGCGCTGTCTGCATTAAAAACTAATCTGGCTGTGCGCTTGGCTTCTCAGTACAGCAAGGAGCCGTCACAGGCTTTAATGATGGAGCTTCAAACGTCCAACGAGAAGCTTGCAAAGCGAACCAATGAAACAAACCTGGCAACCGGCCTGACAATCCTAAACGATATGATGATCGAATGGGGTGAAGGCGGCATTCGCATTGGGTATTTAAACCCGCAGTCGCTAACAGATGAATCTGGAATACCTGATTGGGCTTTGGCAGCGGTTAAATATAATTTAGCTATCCGGTTGGCCCCTGTTGTAGAGCGACAGGTTAGCAGTGAGGCTGCATTAACCGCACGCGACGCGCTACGCTCCGTTAAGCGTAAAACAGTCAAGCCGATTGAAATGGATTACCCGTCAACGATCCCAATGGGGGCTGGTAATCGCAGTTCCGCATATTCCAGGAAAACTTACGGCAGTGCCTCTGATCTTTTAATCGATGAGAACATTGCAGCAAACAATAACGAAGGCTCTACAGTAGGGGTGCAATGATGCGCACATCAATACCATTCAATATGCTTACACGCGCCGCCTCTATTAGTGAGGCAGATCTAATTTCTGTTTATTCCCAAGGTAATCAGGCTTTGCGTGCCGTTGCAATTTCTCGGTTTTTATCAGAACTTGGGCTGCGAAACGGCGGAAAAGAGTTTAAGCAATTAACAACAATAAACAGCAACCAGGTGTTGTCAACGCTTGATGACTTAACTTATTTGCTGGTGGATGCCTCTGGCGCGCCTGTAACCATTACTCTTCCAACTGCGGTAGGGCGTGGCGGGGACTGGCTGAGTATTAAGAAAGCAGACGCAACCGGCAATGCTGTGACGATTGCGCCGTTCGGTACAGAGCTGATTGATCAAGACGCCTCTTTGGTATTAAGCGGATTTAACCGGCCATCTGTCGAGATCATTTCAGACGGTGTTGATTGGTGGGTGCTCAATGCCTAAACAGGTAATAAACCTGAAGGTCGACGGGGGCGAGTATAATTCGCCTCGCGTTGGTCGTTACGCAAAAAGCGTATTGAAAAATATGCGCCCCATAGTTGCGCGTGGGCCAAGTATCGGAACAAACGGTGTTGAGGTGTGCGGGGATGTAGTCGGCCTGACACAATCTTTGCAGCCTTACTACAGCGGTAGCGAGGCGTACAAACATGCAAGGGCGTGGGTGTATAACCCTGTTGGCGGTAATGTTTATGTATTGATTGGGTTAACGTTGTGGTCCCGTGATTCTATTAATGGGAACTGGTCAAAAATCAACACAACTGATGGTCTTGCACTTCCTAATAATGTTTCAGTAACACCCGTTGGAATGGCAGCCAACGGAAAGACCGTCGCCATGGTAAATGGGTCCTCTGGGCAGTACCTAAACCTTGACACCGATGTTTTTGAGAATATAAACCAATTAGCCTACGGCTTCCCCGAGAACTTGTTTGGATATTCAATTGATGTCGTTTATCACGATGGTTATTTGGTTTATATCAATGGAGAGAACACCGTTTACCATTCCGGCCTAGTCGATGTTGATAACGGCAAAAGTATTAGACCGACAGATTTTGGTTCAACCGATGTTGATTTTGGCGGAAACA